TTATCAAAACAATCTAACCGTAAGTTTTTTTCCAGTATTGAATTCTGCCCCACTAACTGTTAGGGGAGTACCAGACATTGCTGGTAATGCTGATTCCTCCACTGGATACAGGTTTAACTATGGACCAAATAATACTTTTGTTCAAGTTGGTGGAACAAGTGCTACTGCACCAATGATTGCTGGATTCATTGCAATACTTAATCAACTTTCTGGTAAAAGGATGGGTTTCTGTCATTCATTGTTTTATGCCAACCCACAATGCTTTAATGATATAACAACAGGTAACATTGGGTTCTACGCAGCAAACACGTCACTTCCCGCCTATCGTGCTAACACTGGTTGGGATGCGTGTACTGGATTGGGAACTATAAAAGGTAATGCAATATATCAATTGATACGAACTGATGAGGTGTATCCGAAAAAAAATTATGGAGTCAGACCTAAAGATGGTCATGTATACCCTAGAGTTTCTAGGAGATGATTATTATAAATAAAGGTTGTTAATATTAATTTATTTAATTTGCTAAATATAGAACAAAACCTATAATAAAAAAAGGAAAACGAAAATGGCCACACAAAGAATAGGAAATAATAGAATTACTGATGGTGAGGTTACAGGACCGAAACTAGGTGTAAATTCTATTGGTGCAAATAACTTCAGTTCGGCAGCAAATACTCACATCGGTACTACTGCTGCTTCTAGTCCAGCCGTAGTTGCTGCATTCAATCATGCGAATGCTGCCTTTGCTTCAGCAAATACCATTGACGGTGTTAATGTTACACAGAATAATAGTGTTGCTTCTGCGTTCGTTCATGCCAATGCTGCATTTGGTGCTTCAAATACTGGACTTTTACTAAATGACGGTGTAAACACTACACAAAACAACAGCATTACTGCTGCGTTTCTTGCTGCCAATGCTGCAACAGCAACTGATGTTACACAGAACAACAGCATTACTGCTGCTTTCACACGTGCAAACAATTCGTTGGATGCAAACACTGGTGGTGTAGTTGAAGGTGCTGTAGTTATGACTGCTCCTCTGGCAGTTCGTAGTAATCTGAACATCCAGACTGTAACTGAAACAGCAAACATTTATTCAACTGCTATTGCGGGTAATGTTATTCTTGCTCTTGCGAATAACTCAACGTATTATTTTTCAACTCCTGCAACTGCGAATGTAACTTTTGACCTTCGTGCGAACAATCAACCAGGTGGACATCTTGATGCTTTCATGGTTACTGGTCAAATGATTTCTGTTGGTGTTCTGTTACCTCAAGGTGCTACAGCATATCGTGCCAACCTGTATATTGATGGTGTTCTACAAACAGGAAATACTCGTTGGGCAGGAAACGTCAATCCGTTAGGTGGTGGAACTGCTTATGGTATTGATGTATACAACTTCTCGGTTTTGAAGCGTGATGCAAACTCGTATATCATCTTAGGATCAAATACGACATTTGCGAACGGCACTTCTGGTCTATAATTAATTGTGAAACTATACCATCACAGTGTGATACTGTGATGGTTTTCTAAAAAATAAAAGGAAAATGTAATGCCAATTTTTTCTACTTTTACTGGTGGGTCTGTTCCAAAATCAGCAATGTCTTTCAGAAGAAGACCAGGACCTTCTGGACCTCCATATCCTGGTCCTGGTTCTGCAACTTTTAATGCTTCGAATCCAAGTTATTCTATTCCCGCAGGTGTAAGTTCAATTAGTTATTTGGTTGTTGCTGGTGGTGGAGGTGCTGGTTCACGACATGCTGGAGGTGGTGGTGCGGGTGGAGCATTGATTGGTTCATCGTATCCTATTGACAATGGTGGACAAAATATTTCGGTAACAGTCGGTGGTGGTGGTGCTGAAGGACAAACGAACAATCAACCCGCAGGTAACGGTCAAAGTTCAGTCATTACTTTTAATGCTCCCACATCTACAACATTAACGGCAATTGGTGGTGGTGGTTCAGGACAATTCCAAGATAACTTTAATCAGGGTATGCCATTCCCATATCAACAATCCACTAGAGGTCAGTCTGGCGGTTCGGGTGGTGGTGGTGCTGGCACAGACGGTGGTGACAGAAGTGGCGGAGTTCCAACACCAAATCAAGGAAATGCTGGTGGTAATGGTTCATCGCAAGGTGATTGGGGTGGCGGTGGAGGTGGTGGTGCAGGCGGTGCTGGTAGCACAGGAACTCCTCAAGGTAACGGTAATGGTGGAACAGCAGTTTCCAGTGCAATTTCTGGTGGCACAGTATACTATGCTGGTGGTGGCGGTGGTGGTAACCAACAAGGACCTTCTAGCAATCTAGGTGGTGGAACATCTACACCTACACAAAAAGGTGGTGCAACAGACGGATCGAATGGTAATCCAGGATCAGCTGATGGTGGTGGTAACACTGGTGGTGGTGCGGGTGGTGCTCGTGATGCACCAGGCCAAAACAATAACGGTGGCAATGGTGGTTCGGGTATTGTTATTATTTCATGGTAATATGAACATATGGCCAAACCTCAAACACGAAAGCAGTTTAAAGAATACTGCCTAAGGCGCTTAGGTTGGCCAGTTATCGAAATCAATGTTGATGATGACCAAGTAGATGACCGCATTGATGATGCGTTAAGTTTCTTTAACGACTATCATTGGGATGGTGTTGAGAAAATCTTTATGAAGCACATGATAACAGCAGAAGACATTAATCGTCGTTGGATTTATGTTCCTGATGCTGTTACCTTCGTTACTGGTATTATTCCCTTTGACCAATCTGGCGCATCAATTAACATGTTTGATTTGCGTTATCAGTTGCGTCTACACGACCTCTATGACTTTACATCGATATCGTATGTGTCGTATGAGATTACGATGCAACATCTTCGCACACTAAATCTTTTATTCTCTGGAACACCACAGTTCCGATTCAATAGATTACAAAACAAAGTCTTCCTAGACATTGATTGGTCACGTGATTTGGTTCCTGGTAACTATGTTATTGCCGAGTGCTATCGTAAGATGGAACCAGAAACAATGATACTCACTGGAACTGTGAGTTCTAATACCACAGCAAATACAGTTACAGGAACAGGAACAATTTTCGATCAAGAATTGTTAGAGAATGATTTTATTACTGTCAATGGTGAAAGCAAACAAGTTGCAACAATAACCTCACCAACAACATTGGAGTTTCGTAGTCCAGTAACAACAAATTTTGCTGGAGTTAAAGCATCCAAAGAAGGTCTTGCTGATGTATGGAATGACCGTTATCTAAAAGCATATGCTACTGCTAAAATTAAATACCAGTGGGGAAGCAATCTCAGTAAATTTGCTGGCATTCAATTACCAGGTGGTGTGACTCTTGATGGTCCAAGGATTATGGAAGAAGCATATAATGAAATTGAAAAAATAGAAAACGAAATCTACAACTTCAATTCACTGCCATCTGAAATCTTCACGGGGTAAACCGTGGCAACTAATTTTTACTTCAATAATTATCCTGTAAATCAGATAACCTCTGAGCAATTGCTCGTTGAGGATTTAGTTATTGAAGCTCTCAAAATCTACGGCATGGATGTTTACTACATGCCTCGCACAACACGTGACCAAATAGACTATCTCTATGGTGAGGATGCGACCAAAGAATATCGTGCTGCATATCCCATCGAAATGTATCTCGAAAATGTTACTGGCATGGAGGGTGAAGGTGACTTCATGTCTAAGTTTGGTTTGGAAATCCGAGACGAAGTAACACTGTTAGTCTCACGTGCTCGATTTAGATACACCAACATGGGATATGAAAGACCACGTGAAGGTGACTTAGTTTATATGCCTTTACTACAAAACTTTTTCGAGATTACATTTGTTGAACACGAAAATGACCAAGCGATGTTCTATACATTGGGTCGTGGTCGTGGTGGTAATGTCTATGTGTATGCTCTCAAACTAAAAAAGTTTGTGTTCTCAAACGAATACGTCAACACTGGCATCAAAGAAATTGATGACGAGATTCGTGGCAACTATCCACGTGTTCGTATTTCGTTACAATCTGGTTCGGGCAGCTTTACTCAAGATGAGGTTCTATATCAAGGCGCAAATGTTGAATACTCAACCGCTTCGGCATATGTAAGTGAAATGTATGCAAATGCTTCGGTAGACATATACTTCGTTCAAGGTCAATTTGTTTCTGGTAATGTCAAAGGTGCTACAAGTAATGCTCAATGGATTATCAATGTATATGATTCTCCATCAATGAATACAGTGTTTGAAGATATTGTCGATAACGATAGACTAGAATCAGCTTCCGATTCTATCATTGACTTTACGGAACAAAATCCGTTTGGAGAAGTATAATGTTAGGTAATGCTCCTTTTTATAATAGAACCATACGAAGAATTGTTGTTGCGTTTGGCACTATGTTTAATGACATTCAATGTGTCCGTCATACACAATCGGGTATTGAACTTGAACGATGGAAAGTTCCTTTGTCCTATGGTGCAAAAGAAAAGTATTTAACCAGAATTACCTCTGACCCCACATTAACAAAATCTATTGCTACGATTGTTCCACGCATATCTTTCAATATGGAAAGTATGTCGTATGACCCAACACGTAAACATGTAACTACTCTACAAAACTTTTCTGGTTCAACATCTACTAAAGTAAATACACAGTATGTTCCTGTTCCCTATAACTTTGAGTTTTCGTTGTCCATTTATGTTCGTAATACCGAAGATGGAACACAGATACTAGAACAGATACTACCTTTCTTTACACCCGATTTTACCGTCACTGTCAACTTCATTCCAGATATGGATCAGAAGTATGATGTTCCCATTATACTAAACTCGGTTAGTTCTACTGTGGATTATGAGGGTGACATGATGACCACTCGTTTGATACTGTGGGATTTAGATTTTACCGTCAAAGGATACATCTGGCCACCAATTAAATCAGGTAAGATTATTCGTTCGGCAAACACCAACTTGTATATTGACAATAACAATAAGCAAATACAAAAAGTCAAAGTTGACTATGCGAACGGCCATGGTGTGTTTGCACAAGGTGAAACCATTCGTGATAAAGCAAATGGTATATTTGGAACAGTGGATTACTTTAGTAATACCTCGACAGGAATTTTAGTTGCTACTGGATTGAATAAAACTATTTCTATTGGTAATAGATTAACAGGTGATTACAGTAATGCTGTATTTAATGTGGCATCCCTATCATCGAATGCAATTGAAGTAACTAATATTATGACCAGACCTAATCCGATTGATGCGATGCCAGATGATGAATTTGGTTTCTCCGATACGATTATAACTTACCCCAATACATTATGAAAAAACTAAATGAAAATCTATCCGATTTATTTGATGTAGAACCCATTCAGACTGTTGAACATAAACCAATAGTTCCAGTGGTGATAGACCACGATGATCCTGTTGTGTCGGATGCACAATTTGCGAGAGAAAATATACGAGAACTGATTAGCAAAGGTAACTCTGCCATCGACCAACTACTTCTTGTTGCGAGAGATACAGAACATCCACGTGCCTATGAAGTTGCTGCTGGATTGATAAAGAATTTGGGTGACCTAAATAAAGACTTGTTAGAGATACAAAAACGCAAAAGGGATTTAGCACCCAAAGAATCTACACAGTCAAATGGACTAAGTATTGATAAGGCAGTCTTTGTTGGTTCAACAGCAGAGTTAATAAAACTAGTTAGGAACAAATAATGGAAACACTAATTGAACAACTCAAAGTTATTTTAGGAACAAACTTTGCTTTGTATCTAAAGTCGCATGGTTACCACTGGAACATTGAGGGTTCTAACTTTCCACAATACCACGATTTTTTAAATGGTTTCTATAATGAGGTATTTCTTCAGACAGATTCTATTGCTGAACACATTCGTGCGTTGAATTCGTATGCTCCAGGTTCTCTTTCCCGTATGCTCGAACTTGCCGATATTCAAGAAGCAACATCAATTCTTGATGCAATGGAAATGATGCGTGACTTAGCATCAGATAATGACCGTTTTATTATACATCTACGTGCTGGCATTGTTGCGGCCGAAGGTGCGAACGAACCTGCTGTTGGTAATTTTTTACAAGACATATTAGACGCACACCAGAAAAAAGGATGGATGTTGAGAAGCATCGTTAAATAAATTATGGATGACGGATACCTTGGTAATGCCCGCCTAAAACGAACAGGCACTGAACTATCCTATACAGAAGAACAAGTAATAGAAATCGCAAAGTGTGCAGAAGACCCTGTATACTTTATCAAAACATATGTAAAAATTGTCAACGTAGACCGTGGTCTTATCCCATTTGATATGTGGGATTTTCAAGAAGACATGGTTCGCACATTCCACAGCAATCGTTTTACTATCGCAAAGATGCCTCGACAGGTGGGTAAGACAACTACCACTGTCGGATATATGTTATGGGCAGCAATCTTCAACGAAGAATATACTGTTGGTATTCTTGCCAACAAAGGTCAGTTGGCACGTGACATTCTAAGTCGTATTCAAAAAGCAT